TGCTTTGGGTCATAGCCGCGGATGGCAATCTGCACCGCGTCATTGATCTGCGAAAGGCGGATGCGGATCGTGCGAACGACAAGCCCGGTCTCGAGGGGGATCGTCGGCCACCCGACGATGCTACCGCCAGCATGATACGGCCGCGTTACGGGCAGGCGCGTGTCCGGATCGAGAACTTGCGCATTGACAGCATCCCACCCACTCCACAGCCCCATGGTTTCGAGAGCACCGGTCGACCGGTTCTTGCCCTTGATCCAGAGGAAGTAGGCCGGCGCAATGCCCTCGCGGGATGAGATCGCCGCGATGGTTGCGGAGTCGAGATAGTCTTTCATGGCCGCTGCATCACCTGGAATGACATGCCCTCGGTGATCACGCCGCTGGCAGTGCCTGGGTTGAAGCTGCCCGGCACGATGAAGACCTTGGCAGCAGGCTTCGCAAGCGTTACCGCCAGACCCGTAACGACGCCGGGGCGAAGATGCGGCCGGACTTCGAAGTGTGGCGAGATGCCAGTTCCCGGCGTGGTAACAGTCTCGACGATACGGTGAAGCGCCCGTCGAGTGGGGTTGCTTCCGTAGTCGAACGACAGGTAATCGCCAAGCGTCAGAACGTAGCCGCTCGGTAGGCCCTGAAGCCGCAGCGACTTGTTGTTTGCCCCGACCGTCTGGATCGACACCACGGAGGCGCCGAGGATGCTGCCCGTAGGGTCATACTGCGGGTATCTCCTCTGCGGCGCGTAGAGGTAGAAACTGTTGATTGCGCCATCCAGGCTTTCGATGAGGGCCTGAACCTGAGCGGCCGCGGGGTGATACATCGGCACGAGCTCGACATCCCCGACGAGGCGGGGCGGAGCGAGCTGCGCAGCGAGTACTTCACCGGTACCGAGGCCGGAGAGTTCGTCGTACCGCTCAAACCTCCAGTTAACGGACTGGATCTTGAGGCGATCGGCGAACGTGTTGAGCGGGAGCGGAAACGAAAGCGCCATCGTCAGCCCACCGCCCGCGGATCGCGCGAAATCTCATTCACACGGCCCGGCAGGACCTCGTTCGAGAACTGGCGAAGGCCCTCCTGCATCTGGATTTCGGTCGCCTTCTGAAGACGCGCCTCAAGTTCCTTGTCGCCTGTGCCTGTCACAACAGCACGCATGGTGATGTTGATCTGCTGCGGCCCGGCCGATGAAGAGTTCGAATTCGCCGCGCGAAGCTGGTGATTAGGAACAATCTTCTCGCCGCCCTTGAAGCGGACAAGCTCAGGTCCTCGCTCGCCAACCATGGCTACGCCTGCGCGAGCGGATGCCGTGCCTCTGGCATACCCCACCGTCCGCACGCCTGCCCACGGATCGGCCTTCGCACCGAGACCGAACAGCGAGCCAAGCCAGCCGAGCGGGTTCCCACCCCCTGCCCCGTTCATCTGGAAGACTGCATCCATGACGTCGCCGAGCAGCTTGTCGGTGATCCGATCCAGCACATTGAGGGCCGCGTTCCCGAAGCTCTTCCAGAAGCCTTCCCCGTTCTTCAGCCCGTTGCGGAGATCGTTGACGAAACCGGCGGTCGTGTTTTTGACGAACTCAATCGCCTCTCGTGCCCGTTGAGTGGCAGTCTCAGTTGCCGCCATCTGCCCGGCCAGGCCGGAAAGCTCCGCGCGCTGCGCCGCCGACAGAACAATGCCCTTCTGTTGGGCCTGGTTGAAGAGGTCTGTCTCGTAGCGCAGCTGGAGGGCCGCCTCCTCCGTCATGCCAAGCGCGGCCTGTTCCGCGTGAAGCGCAGCAATCCGCCGGTTTGCGCCGTCGACGATGTCAGTATATTTTTCGGCTTCCGTCGCCCCGCCCTTCTTCTTCGTCTTGCCGTCAACGGTGGTAATCCAGGTGGCGAGCTCCTTCAGCTTGGACGATGCAGCGGATGCGCCGCGGGTGATCGCCTCGCCGAACTGGCCGACGCGGTCCTGGCCCATGATGCGGTCGATGTTGGTATTTCGGCCTTCGAGGCCCTTGGCTACCCTGTCTGCGGCACCGCCGTCGTCCATCTTATAGCCGTCGAGGCTTACCCGATCGAACATCGGGATTTTGTATCCTTCAGGAAGGATCTTGTTCACCTGAGAGTGGAATGCGTTCATAAGGTTGGCGGCCTTCTGAATGAGCACCTCAACCGCTGAAAGAGCCGCATTTGCTGCCCCGACGACTGCGGCCTTGATGACATCAGGGAACGTGTTCCAGATGAACTTCAGATCCACGAAAGCCGCCTCGAACGAGTTGATGACGAAGTTCGCAGCGTTCTTGACATCGGCGACGATATCCCGTCCGAAAATCTGCGTGATTTCATCGCGAAAGATATTCATCGCAGCGACGGCAGCGGCCGCACCGAGAACGAGCGCGCCGAGAGGATTCGCTGCAGCCATCGCCGCGGCCGCAGAGATAGCAGCGACAACCAACCTGCCGAGCAGCGCAATCACGCTGATGATGCCGCCAATGATCGCTGGCGCGTATAAGAGCGCGAGGCCGGCCGCGGCAGTGGCGGCATAGGGCGCGATGGTCTGAAGAACCGACGCCATCTGCCTCAAGGCACCAGCTGCCAACTGCGGCCAGTCAACCACCTGAAGACCGGCGGCGACCAGTGCGGTGAGCGCGATGACGATCAGCGACACCGGCGAGAACAGCGAGCGTAAGGCCTGGCCAAACACCGCTGTTGCCGAAGCGCCACCTTGCATCGCCATTTCGAGTTGACCGGAAATCTGCGTGCCTTGCTGGAGCGCAATGATCATGGGGTTCATGCCCATTGCCGCGGTTACACCGATGTCTTGGAACTGTGCGGCCAATCCCGACATGCTCCCGCCCATCCGACGGGTATTGTCGTTGATGGCAGCGAGGTTCATCTTCGTCGCCACTGCGGCTTTCTGGGCAGCGTTTGCCTGCTTGTCGTACCCCGTTGCGGCGGCGGCTGCTGCAGCGCCTGCATTTTTCGTGGAAGACGACAAGCCTTCAGCGGCCATCTCAGCCCGCTTCGATGCATTGGTGAGGCCATCGAGCTTTCTGGTCGTCTGATCAATCCCGACGGGCGCGACCTCGACCCCAAGCTTTGCAACGTCCATTTGCGTTTCCTTCGGCACGGGTTATCGTCCCCGCGTTTTTGAACGGAGGATGAAAATGCGTTTGATGTTCGTGATTCTCGGCTGCGCCGCGTTAGTGGGACCTGCGCATGCGGCCTGCAACAAGGATCTGCTGGTGGTTGAAGACTGGTCCATCACGGCGGTAGACGCCGAGACCAATGAACTCAGCTACACTGTCCGCTCCACCTCAGACAAGGCAATCAGAATGGTAGACGGCCAACTCGGGTTCAAGGACGCTCTCGGAGAAACCATTGGACCACTTAATATCGAACGTGATGCCGCAATTCCCGCGAAAGGGACATTCTCCGACAAGGGCTTGTGGGGACCGTTCACCTTCGAGAGGCTCCTGAAGCTCAAGAAGGATGAAACGACGGCCTACACCTGCGTGCGCGCCATACTCTACGAAGACGGCACCAAGGAAGAGTTCAAATAGAAAAGGCGCCCCGAAGAGCGCCTTCTTGCTTCACGCCCCGACGAGGCGGCAGCGGCTGACTCGACTCTCGGTTGCCGTCGTGCTCCTCTTAGGTGCCAAGCCTAGAGGAGGAATGCATGCCGTTTGAACTGAAATGGGACCGAAACAACGCAGAGGTTGAGCTAGGCGCAGTGGTGATTGCTTACCATGAGGCGCTGACTATCGCGATTCACGCTCTAGCCGACGCAAAGGGCACTGACGATCTAGCCTGGTTCGATCAACTGCATAAGGATGCCATCAGGGCCGCGAAGGGGACGGTTACTGACGAGATCGCGATAGAAACCGATGCGAGCGCTGTCCGGCTCGGATTTGAGACGCTCGACGCAGACCTTAAGAGCATCCGCGTCGGACTTGCCAAAGAAAAGGATTGATCCCTGCTGATCGACGTTCACGCATGCCATTGTGAAGCTGGCGCTGTATATGGCGTGGGCGTTCATGACTACCTCCATTAAAAAGGGGCTCCCTTGGGAGCCCCGGCTATTTCCCTTCATTCGCAGCCCGCTGGGCCTCCCGCTCCTTGGCAAGTGCCGAAAGATAGGCATCGTCCATGCTGGTGATGATCGAAAGCTCTTCCCTGAGCACAATCTCACCCGTGAGCCGGGACCACACCTCTATTTCCGGGTAGCTTAGGGCCAGCGGCCCATCCATGCCCTGCATACGCCGGCTGGAAAGGTGCCAGAACCACTCCCAGAGGTGTTCCCCTTCATCCGGGATGTCCGGCTCCTGGATCAGATGCGGAGTGTTGAAACGCTCGTACATCTCACGCTTGGAAACGACATCCTTGCCGTCCCGGCCGCGGTTAAGTTCATAACCGGGCGTGTTGAACTCGACGGCGATGCCTACGGCGAGCCTTAAGCGCTCGCCGAGGGCGTGAAAAAAGCGGCTTCATCCCCCAACGCCTGGTCGATTTGCTTGGCGATGGCGGGCACGGCAAGCAGCTTCCGCTTATTGCTGTCCGTGCACGCGGGCTTCTTGTCGCCACCGAGATTGGCATCGCCGGAGAACGTCCAGGATACGATTGCCGCGGACAGGAGAGCCGTCGTGTTGTCGTCGATCTTCTCCGCGGAAACCGAGCTGCGGCCGGCCTTGAGCGCACGATTCTTGATGCCGCGCTCTACGGCCTTCACCTCATCGCTTTCGAGGCTGCGCAGCTCGACGGTGACGCCGAGCGCTTCGCCGGTCGCGGGGTGTTTGAGGTCGACGGTCAGGGTGTTCGGCTGGAGTGTTAGAAGGTCCATTTATCACCTTACGGAGTTTTCAACAGGGGCGATGAATAGCGGGCGCTGGTCGCTAAAGGCGACCGTGTAGCTCTCGCGGATGAAGTCGTCGGTTGAGCCGCCGAGAAGCTGGGGGCCAGAAACGGGGCCAGCGGCGTACATGATCGTGTTCGACCATTCCTCGGTCGGCGCGTCGGCGTATTCGATCTTGACCGCGTAGTTGAATTTCGTTGCCGCAGCGGCGCGAACGGCGATCTGGCCGGGATCGTCGAAGATGCGCGCTACCTCGATCGCCAGTTCGCCAGCATCCACCACGCCTTTCGCTTTAGAGGTCACCTCCGTGTCGAGCGTGTTGTAGCTCACGATGTTTGGCGCCGCGCCGTAGTCGCCGAGATTGCCCACGGAACCGATGGGGGTGAACGTCAGTGCTGCGAAGGCCGCCGCGTTCAGCGGCAGCGTGACGGCGGTGGTGGAGATGGAGACCGTTGCGCCCGCAAGGGTCGTCTTGATGCCTGCCATGGGGATGTCCTTTCCTAAGCGAAGGCGTGGTAGCGAACCGTGATAGGGATCTGAACACGGTCAGTGTCTTGCAATGGAGATGCGGCGTAGGGCTTCCGGTCGATGACGATCTTGAGCCCGTCTCTGTGAAGTGTCGTGCCCTTCGAGAAATGGGCGATGATGGTGCCGGCTACCTCCAGAG